CCGCCGCAAGCCCAGCACCATGAGCGATTTGGCGGACATTTGGTACAGCACCAACAACGCCACCTACGGCAGAAACCAGCACTACAACGACAGCCGCTACCATATGCTCAACCTCCACGCCACCTTTACCAAAGGCACCATCGAGTTCCGCCTTTTCCAGTTCGATGCCCCGGCGGACGGCAAGCAGAACGGCCTCCACGCCGGGCAGCTCAAAAGCTACATCCAGCTCTGCCTCGCCCTCAGCCAGATGGCGAAGACGGTCAAGACCGCCAGCCCCAAGCCCCAGCAGAACGAGAATCCCAAGTACGCCATGCGCACCTGGCTCCTCCGCCTGGGCTTCATCGGCGAGGAATTCGCCACGGCGCGGGATATCCTGACCCGCAACCTGGCCGGTGACGCCGCTTTCCGCAGGGGTCGCGCCGCTTGAAGGGATTAGCCGCAGGCCCGTCTGAACCCGCCACAGAGCGGGCTTTAGGCGGTAGGAGGGGTAATCCTCCGGAAAGGACGGAATAAAATATGGCAAAGAGATACTACATCGCCTACGGCAGCAACCTCAACATCCCGCAGATGCGGATGCGCTGCCCTGGGGCAAGGATCACCGGGACCTCGGTAATCGAGGATTATGAGCTGCTGTTCAAAGGGAGCAAGACCGACTCCTACCTGACCATCGAGCCAAAGGCTGGAGCCAGCGTTCCGGTGGCGGTTTGGGAGGTCACCGAGCGGGATGAACTGGCCCTGGACCGGTATGAGGGATTCCCGCATTTCTACTACAAGGCCGAGATGGTGCTGCCCATCAAGGGCATCCGCACCGGCAAAGTCCGCCACCGCAGGGTGTTCGTCTACATCATGCACGAGGAGCGGAGCCTCGGCCTGCCGGACAGCGGCTATGTGGAGATCTGCCGCGAGGGGTACCGGGCATTTGGTTTTGATGAGGACCTGCTGACGGAAGCCATCCGGCGGAGCATGGATGGAGGGACTGCAATGAAAGAGGATATGCTGCGGATCGCAGTCTGCCCCCGGTGTGGGCAGACCTATACCGCGCCCCCGGCTACGGCCAGGGACGGCAGCGGCCCCATCTGCCCGGACTGCGGCACCAGGGAGGCCCTGGATAGCATCGGGGTGGATACCGCCGAGCAGGACAAGATCATCAAGACCATTCACAACTGTGCAAGGAGGGCTGGATATGAACATTAAAGCAAAAACCGGATTGGAGATTTTGAAATCCCCTGGCACCACGGCGGGTGAGATCGCCGCCATTCTGGGCAAGGGCCACCCACCCTTCGGGGAAGGCGAGGTGCAGTGCGACCTGGTCACCTGCGAGGAATGCTGGCTGGCCTGGCTCACCACTGGCAAGGTCCCTGTCCCAAAGTGCAAGCCCATCCGCTGACCACAGCGGCGGCGCAGCCCTTCGGGGCTGCTGCTCGTTACTGGCTTGCCGCAGGGCAGGTCATTTTTTATGCCATTTTGGAGGTGGCCCGCCATGCGTAAGCTGAGAAAATACAAGCCCACTCCGTTCAAGGCCAAGGACTCCGCCTACAACAAAGAGGCCGCAGACTATGCGGTGGGATTCATCGAGTGTCTCTGCCACACCAAGGGGACTTGGGCAGGAAAGCCCTTTGAACTCATCGACTGGCAGGAGCAGATTATCCGGGATGTGTTCGGCACTCTCAAGCCCAACGGCTACCGCCAGTTCAACACCGCCTACATCGAGATTCCCAAGAAAATGGGCAAGTCGGAGCTGGCGGCGGCTGTGGCGCTCCTGCTCACCTGCGGCGATGGCGAGGAGCGGGCCGAGGTCTACGGCTGCGCCGCCGACCGCCAGCAGGCCGGGATCGTGTTCGATGTGGCGGCGGATATGGTGCGGATGTGTTCGGCTCTCAGCAGGCGGGTCAAAATCCTCACCGCCTCCAAGCGCATCATCTACCAGCCCACCAACAGTTTCTACCAGGTTCTTTCAGCGGAAGCGTACAGCAAGCATGGGTTCAACATCCACGGTGTGGTCTTTGACGAGTTGCACACCCAGCCCAACAGAAAGCTGTTCGATGTTATGACTAAAGGCTCCGGCGATGCCCGGATGCAGCCGCTCTATTTCCTCATTACTACCGCTGGCACCGACACCCGCTCCATCTGCTACGAGACACACCAGAAGGCCAAGGATATTCTGGAGGGCCGGAAGATCGACCCCACTTTCTATCCCGTAATCTACGGCGCAGACGAGGGGGACGATTGGACAGACCCCAAGGTGTGGAAAAAGGCCAATCCCTCTCTGGGCATTACGGTGGGCATCGACAAGGTGCGCGCGGCGTGTGACTCCGCCAAGCAGAATCCCGCCGAGGAGAACTCCTTCCGGCAGCTCCGCCTGAACCAGTGGGTAAAACAGGCGGTGCGCTGGATGCCGATGGAGCGGTGGGACAAGTGTGCCTTTGCCGCCAACGAGGACGGCTTGGAGGGCCGGGTCTGCTATGGTGGGTTGGATTTATCCTCCACCACCGACATCACGGCCTTCGTACTGGTATTCCCGCCCTTGGACGAGGATGATAAATACAGCATCCTCCCGTACTTCTGGATTCCAGAGGACAACCTCGACCTCCGGGTCCGGCGCGACCATGTGCCATACGATGTGTGGGAGAAGCAGGGGGTCCTCCAAACCACCGAGGGCAACGTGGTCCACTACGGCTACATCGAGAAGTTCATCGAGCGGCTGGGGGAACGGTTCAACATCCGTGAGATCGCTTTCGACCGCTGGGGCGCTGTTCAGATGGTACAGAATTTGGAGGGCATGGGATTCACGGTGGTTCCCTTCGGTCAGGGCTTCAAAGATATGTCGCCACCCACCAAGGAAATGATGAAGCTGGTGCTGGAAGAAAAAATCGCTCACGGCGGTCACCCGGTGCTGCGCTGGATGATGGACAATATCTATATCCGTACCGATCCGGCTGGCAACATCAAGCCAGACAAGGAGAAATCCACAGAGAAAATCGATGGTGCCGTCGCTGCGGTGATGGCACTGGACAGGGCTATCCGCTGCGGCAATGATACCAGTGAGAGTGTGTACGACAGCCGCGGATTGCTGTTTATTTGAGCAATTCCCTAATCTTGGACACTTTCTCCATAATGCCATGTTTGGCGTGCATCATTTATATAATTCATAAGAACCGATGCAGGCTTTCCTGCGTAGTAGTAGGTGTCCATATCTAAGGTGCCGCCACCGTCACCTGTATCTCCCCATTCAAATGCGTGAGATACAAAAAGGCGGTTATATAATCCCCACTCACATGTAGTGATAAAGTTATCCAAAGCGGGAAAATCTTCTGGGAAAGCAATCATATTTCCTTTAGAGGTGGTCCTAAGATAGTTTTCCATAATTTCCTTGAAGTTTTTGAGATCAAATTCTGTAGCATTTTCTAATGCTCTGCAGACAATCAATTCATCTTGGGTGAAATCTGTATTGTTAGCAACATGATTTGCGAGAATTAGTCCATAGATAATACAAACCTTTGGACACTCGGCATTAATGGTTTTCCTAAACAGATTAGCCACGTTAACTGCCTTTTCAGGGCTTGAAGCCACATAGTTATAGAGTTCATTCAACTGCATTTCTATATCTAATCCGGTTGAAAGCCCCATTAGTAACTGGCTGAGCTTAAAATCATTATACTCAGACAGCAAATTATTGCCGACATCTGCAACAACGCCAGCAACCGGATGCGCAATTCCTAGTACACCAATGACGCCAGAGCGAATTGTTCTCACTACAGGATTGTCTATGACCTTGGCAATCGCGTTGCTTATATCAGTTAAGTTGTGTTTCTGTTCCATAAGATATTCCCCATTTCTGTACAGATTGAAGCGTTTTTATTTTCTACAACATATTGTTTCTTAAGTTTATCACAGCATCTTTCGTTTATCAAGGACAGGAGATGCTTTTTTGCCCATTTTCAATGAAGGAGCGTGATTTCTATGGGCTTTTTCAGCAGTCTGTTCCGTTCGCGGGACGCTCCCCAAAACCGCACCGCCGGAAGTGGCTATGCTTTCTTCTTCGGCGGCTCCACCTCCGGTAAGGCCGTTACCGAGCGGAGCGCCATGCAGATGACAGCGGTGTATTCCTGCGTCCGCATCTTGGCGGAGGCCGTGGCTGGCCTGCCGCTGAACCTCTACCGCTACACCGAGGACGGCGGCAAGGAGAAGGCCATCGACCACCCACTGTATCTGCTGCTCCATGACGAGCCGAACCCGGAAATGAGTTCTTTCGTGTTCCGGGAAACGCTTATGACCCACCTGCTCCTCTGGGGCAATGCTTACACCCAGATCATCCGCAACGGCAAAGGTGTGGTCATTGCGCTCTACCCCCTCATGCCCAACAAAATGTCGGTGGACCGGGACAGCCAAGGCCAGCTCTACTACCGCTACTACCGGGGGACGGACGAAGCCATCCGGGACAAGGAACAGCTCGTCACCCTCCGGCCCTCGGACGTACTGCATATCCCCGGCCTGGGATTTGACGGGCTGGTGGGCTACTCACCCATCGCTATGGCGAAGAACGCCATCGGCATGGCAATCGCCTGCGAGGAGTACGGCGCTAAGTTCTTCGCCAACGGTGCGGCTCCGGGCGGCGTCCTGGAACACCCCGGCACCATCAAAGACCCCCAGCGTGTCCGGGAGAGCTGGCAGTCCACCTTCGGCGGCAGCGGCAACGCCAACAAGATCGCCGTTTTGGAGGAGGGCATGAAATACACGCCCATCGGCATCTCGCCGGAACAGGCGCAGTTCCTCGAAACGAGGAAATTCCAAATCAATGAGATCGCTCGAATTTTCCGGGTGCCGCCCCACATGGTGGGCGACCTGGAGAAGTCGAGCTTTTCTAATATTGAGCAGCAGTCCCTTGAGTTCGTGAAATACACGCTGGAGCCTTGGGTGATCCGCTGGGAGCAGTCCATCCAGCGCACTTTGCTTACCCAAGCGGAAAAATCGCAATATTTTGTGAAGTTCAATCTAGAAGGACTGCTCCGGGGCGATTACCAGAGCCGGATGAACGGCTACGCCACCGCCCGTCAGAACGGCTGGATGTCCGCCAACGATATCCGGGAGCTGGAGAACCTGGACCGCAT